AAAGGGATTTTGTGGCTTGGTGATGTGGTTGGCCGCGTTGTTTACCGGCTTATTCAGGCCGCAGGCGGAATTATTGACTGGTGGCATTCGCTTGATAAGTCCACACAGCGAGTTATTGAAGTGCTGGGTGCGCTGGTGGTCGCATGGCGATTCCTCAACAGTGCGTTTGCCATGTCACCCATTGGCCGGATTGTCATGCTGGCGGCAGCGCTGGCAGCGCTGATTGAGGATTACGTTACCTGGAAAGAAGGTGGCAAGTCTCTAATCGACTGGAGCCAATGGCAACCCGGCATTGAATATGCCACTAAAGGCATTAAGAGCCTGGGGAAAGATTTCGGTGATCTGTTTGGTAAAGTTGCCGAACTGGGGCGCGCAATTGCTGACGCCGGGGCTGCTTTTCTAGAATTCCTGAATATTGATACCTCGCATTTTTCCGGTAAATGGCTTTTCGACCAGATAATCGAGTCGGTCCGCAGCACCATCAAATATATTGGTGCGCTGGTCGATGTGATGAAAAAACTGGTTAAAGGCGATTTCTC